TTCCGGTGACACGCGGGCGGATTGGTCGGAAGCGTTCGCGCTTGTTCCCAGCCTCGAGGTCATTTACGCCTGGCACGCCAGTGTTCACACGTCCGAGGTTCTCGCGGGGCTGTTGCGAATCGGCTTCCTGTATCCACAACAGATTATTTGGGATAAGGGCCGGACCGTGCTTACACGGACGCACTACTGGTATCAACATGAGCCGTGCTGGTACGTGCGGAAAAAGAACGCGCCTTGGTACGGCAAAGCCGGCGAGAACGCCACCGTTTGGAATGCTGTTTCGCCAAAATTCATTTTCAGCGGCTCTGATGAGCAGAAATACGACCATCCTACGCAGAAGCCCGTCGAGCTGATGCGGCGCCCGATTCTGAATCACACCAAGCGGGGTGAGTTGGTGTACGACGCCTTTCTTGGTAGCGGCACGACGCTGGCGGCGGCCGAGATAACAGAGCGCATCTGCTGCGGCATGGAGCTCGATCCGAAGTACGTCGACGTCGTAATCCTTCGGTGGCAAACTCTGGTCGGAAAGCAGGCAACACTCGAGGCCGATGGCAGGACGTTCGATCAAGTCAAAGCTGAAAGGCTCGGAGTCGCCGCATGAATCGAACGATGCCGTCGCGAGATCGCGGAGATCGAGTCGCTGATAGTTTCAGGGCATTCGGATTTAGAAGGATTGTGTCTTGCGCTCTCGGACTGGAATGCCGAGTTGCGATTACTCGAAAAGGAGAAGTGAGCCATGGCGCGGCCTAGAGTGAAGATTGACGTCGCTGAACTCGAAAAGCTCTACGGGATGCAGTGCACAGATGAAGAGGTCGCCGCTTTTGTGGGTGTCAGCACGCGCACGCTTGCTCGCCGGAAGGAAGTTAGTAAGTTCGCCGAAGTCATCGACCGCGCGAAAGCCAGGGGACGTGTTTCCGTCCGACGGGCGTTGTTTCGCTTGGCGGCGTCTGGCAACATTGCCGCCGCCATCTTCCTGGCGAAGAATCTGCTGGGCTACAAAGATATCGTGAGCAATGAACATAGCGGACCGGACGGCACTCCGATCCAGTTTGCCAACAAGCCTGACTACTCTCAACTATCCAATGAAGAACTCGAACAGCTACGCAAAATTGCTACAAAGACCCGGCCTCCTGGTCGAGATTGACTCCGAGCGGGCGCTCCGCAGCCTGCGGGAGTTTGTCCATCAGGCCTGGATCATTGTCGAGCCTTCAACCCCATTTGTCCCTGGTTTCCACATCGATGCCATCATCGACCACCTCGAGGCGGTCACCCGCGGTCAGATTCGAAACCTCCTGATCAACGTGCCCCCCAGACATATGAAGAGCTTGCTTGTCTCCGTGTTCTGGCCGGGATGGGAGTGGATCGGTCACCCGGAACGTCGATGGCTCTACAGCAGCTATGCAGCTTCGCTAAGCATTCGCGATTCGGTGAAATTCCGGCGCTTAATCGAATCGCCCTGGTATCAATCGCGCTGGGGCGATCGCTTTTCGCTCACCAGCGACCAAAACACGAAAGTGCGCGTCGATAACAGCCGATCGGGCTACCGGATCGCGACGTCGGTGGGTGGTTCTGCGACTTGTGAAGGCGGCGATCGCATTATTTGCGATGATCCTCATAATGTTCAGGAAGTCGAGTCAGATTCCGTTCGTAAAGGGACGCTCGACTGGTGGGACGTCGTCATGTCCACGCGTGTCAACGATCCCAAGACCAGCGCCATGGTGGTAGTCATGCAGAGATGCCATCAGCAGGATCTGAGCGGGCACCTACTGGAACAAGGCGGCTTCGAGCACTTATGCTTGCCGGCTGAGTACGAAGGCGCCACACGCAAGACGTCGATTGGATTCTGCGATCCGCGCAAAGAGATGGGTGAACTGCTTTGGAAAGAGCGGTACGGTACGCCGGAGATCGGGGACTTAAAGCGTAGACTTGGCAGCTACGCCGCCGCGGGGCAATTGCAGCAGCGTCCCTCGCCGCTAGGTGGCGGAATATTCAAACGGCATTGGTGGCGCTACTTCCAGCCGCAGGGTGCCAATCTCCCGCCGGTGGTCGTGTCGCTGCCGGACGGGACGCTCATGTCGATCCCTGTGATCAATGCACCGAGCTACGTCGATGAACAGATTCAAAGTTGGGACTGTAGTTTCAAGGATCTCGATACTTCCGATTACGTTGTCGGCCAAGCATGGGCCCGCTCGGGCTCCATCTACCTGCTTGGACATCAGATACGCGCTCGGATGGACTGCCCCGCCACCATTAAGGCGATTCGTGAACTATCTCGAAATTGGCCCGGCACTCTTGCCAAGCTAATTGAGGACAAGGCAAACGGGTCGGCCGTCATTCAGATGCTGCAGCACGAGATCGCCGGCATTCTTCCGGTAAACCCGGAAGGCGGAAAGGTGGCGCGCGCCATGTCGGTCAGTCCCCTGATCGAGGCCGGCAACGTCTACCTGCCCCATCCACTGTACGCCCCCTGGGTGAACGATTTCACCGAGGAATGCGCTGCTTTCCCTAACGGCGCTCATGACGACCAGGTTGATGCGATGACACAGGCTCTCTTGCGCTGGAACATGATTCCGCGCCAGCCGGTCGTTTACTTCAATGAATACGAATACGAGCGGCTGACGCAGATCAGTCCGATTTAGGGATTCCCACCATTCGACTCTTGGTGAGTTTTTGGAGACCCGAACATAGGACGAAATCAGCAGAGGTCGCGTATCAGCCTCGATGATTCGAGGTCAATTGGGTGTCAAGTTCGGCAGAGATGGGGGCGTTTTGTCTCTAGCGTTCAGCCACTCTCCACAGAAGCGACACTTGACTGCATCTGCCTTGATCTTTTCAGCGCAGAATGGGCACTTGCGGGTCTCTTCGATGAGGGGTGCTGAATCCTCAAACGCAGTGGAGTACGGACGTGGCTTCTGGTGATGACAATGAGGACAGACGTAAGCATTCTTATTGAATCTGCTCCCACATTTGGGACAACTTTGGCCGACAGTAAAAGCGAGGCCCCAGCCGATCGGGCCCAGCAATACTCCGAGAAGGAACCAACCGAACCGCTGCCGCCGCGGTTCTTTGCAACAACTGAGGCGGCGATTCCGAACAGCAACCAAAAGATAAATATTGCCATTAGCTAGACCCCCCGGTCCAATTCCGATCGCAGTCGGCAACTGCAAATCATGTGGAGCCCCGAACTCCTAAGGCGCCTTGCATCCGATCCTTTCGACCTTGTCCTTCGCTGTCGCTGCGGCTGAGGTTTGCCACTGCATATTCTCGGGAGCGTCGGCGCCACCACAGGCGAGCGGTTTTACGTGATCGATGACATAGCCCCTACAAGGACCCGACGAGCTTCCCGATGCTGGACAAGGATGTGATGCTTCGAAGGCTCGTTTCGCGGAGCTGCTGCGCTCAAGCAGGCCGCGCGAATCGCGCTTCGTAGGCGCGATGGAACCAGCGGCGGAAGACGGCACGGTTGTGCTGGCTGCTTCATGGGTCGTAGAGCGATGACTAGTAGTGCCCGGAGCATTGCGGTCATGAGCTTGAACTACGGTGCCATCCTTGCGTTTGTATTGGTGGACATGAACCGTCTTCGGGCTCTGAGAGGATGTCGAGGCGCCCGCCAATAGCGACGCCAGCAATAGAACTGCAGCTATCAACTTAGGCATAGGTCTTCGAAACGATGATCATTCCGCCTGGGTTTGACTCGCTATAACGCATCCTCTTGCGTCCCAATGTTCTGGCCTGTGTTTTCACCGGCGAATACACCCATTTGGCTTATCGGCTCAAACCCGTTTTGGGTTTAGCCCAAGTTGGGTTTCAAACTGTTTTCGGCATCATCGCACCCAATTTGACAAAGTCAGTCTTCACGCCTACCTACGCGCGTTTTCGGGAGCTTCTTATCGAAGCGAGGGAGGCCAACGGCCTGAGCCAGGCTGCTCTCGCGGAAAGGCTTCGACGACCTCAATCATACGTTTCTAAGTTTGAGCGTGGAGAGCGCCGCCTCGATGTCGTCGAGTTCCTGGACGTTGCTCGGGCTCTCGAAATTGATGCGTTCCAATTGCTACGGCACCTAACTGCGCAACCGCCGAAACGGCACCGCGGCTGAGGTGTGACCTACGTCTTACCCGTGGAGTGAAGCAAGCACTTCCCCCGTGTCTGACCTGGACGTTAAGGGGGCGGGTGTGAAACGGGCCGGCGAAAGCCAGAAAAAGGCACCAGACCGCTTTCCGCATGCTCGATATTCAAAAGCTGGTGCGGCAGCTTCGAGTTCAACAGAGTGCCGCGGATTTGACGCTTACCCTGCTTGAAGGTCTGGCACTCCTCGACTCCCCCGCTGCAATGGCAAAGCTCAGTCATCGCAGAAAGCGTCCTTCGGCCCGGAAGTGACGATTGTGCATGTTGTTCCGCATTGGCGGTGGCTATCGACGCCTCGCAAGCGCGGCCCTTGTCCAGCTAATACAATCTGATGTTATGCAGACGGTGGTCGTCGCAACCCCGCTAAGAAACTCGACGGTCAGCCGCCCTTACGCCTTCGGTGACGGCATCACGATCCAGGCCGTTTCCCCAATCCTCTGGGACGTGTCCATCGTGACGGATTACATCTCAAAGCACGATCGCGAAGAACTCCAGGAGACCCGCTACTGGCTCTGTGCCACGCGCGACGTCGAGAGCGCGAACACAGAATCGGACGAACTGTACGATGCCGCACGCCAAGCCATGTACGCTCTTCAGATCATTTTCCCTTCTGGGTGCAAGAACGTCTATTTGAAGTTTCATAAGCGCCGGGACGGCTACGACAATCTTGGAAGCTGCCATCCCACGAATATGAAGACCAGCTTGTTGGGTCGCATCATCTCTGCAGAGGATTTGACTCTGGCACGAGATTTCGATGCGGTTTACGCTGGCGTGCGTTCCGCCTTTGGAGAAGGCATCGTCAGGATTCAGAACCCGATTCTTTTGCTAGAACACGCGATGCAGACCGGCAACGTTCCCTTGTGTGCGTTGATGTGCGTTATGGGCCTGGACATGCTGTTCATGGGTGGCCAGAAAATTCCATTTGTTGAACGCATCGGCGGGTTTCTAGGTCTCGAGTCATACGTGTTTCCGTTGATCCAAGACCTCGACGAGCAACCTAGCGTGTGCGTGAAAGATGTTCTGGCCGATCTGTACGAGTTGCGAAATAAGCTGGCACACGGCTTGGAAATACCAGAACAGCCCTATCGCCAGAGGTATGACCTCGTCAGCATCAGGGGCAACGTGATCAATGCCGGCCCTTATTCTTATATCGATCTGATGTTTGAATCTGGGCTGTTCCTCCTGACCACTGCATTGCGCAAAATCTTCGTAGAGCGGCTCTTTGGCGATGTCAGGGAAAAGGACAAATGGAAAACTAAGATGACGCTCTATGAGCACCGCTTCAAGGAATCAGGCGGCGTCACTGAGACCGAAAAAGGCCGATGACTCGAGTGCAGGTGTCGGCTGGTTAAAAACAGCATTCAGGGTTGAAGCAAACGGCGAAAGCCACAAAAGCTGATCAAGCTGCTCTCCGCGCGCTCGACATTCAAAAGCTTGTGCGGCAGTTACGAGTCCAACAAGGCGCCGCGGATCGAACGCTGACGCGGCTCGAAGGCACGCTCTTTAACTGGCCGCAACAGCAATGCGTGGTCATCAAAGAAAGCGCCCGCCCAGCAAGAAGTGACGATCGACAGATTGGTCATTGTTTGCACCCTCCGCTGAGCAAGTCGTTCGATTCCCGACCTGAAACAGCGTCGCAGTAGAATATTTTGTAGCCGCCTAGCCTGGCCAGGCGACAAGCGGGTAACCCTCCGCTGGCGGCTCTCCCTTACGGGAGCAATGGGGGAGTCGCGAGAGAGGTAAAGCGATGCCAGACGCACCGGAACTCACCAAAAGACTAGACGCGATAGCACAGAGATTCTGTGACCGCTTGCGGCCCTACGAAAAGATCCGCAAGAACCGTGAGGCGAATCCACATGGACCAACGAAGCCCCTGGAACTGACGAGAATGCAGCCGGACATTGAAGAATTTCTGCGCGAGGGTGTTATAGCGTGTATGGCGGCCGATCGGCCGGAATTAGCGGCCGGATTCAAAACTTACATTTGCGCAGAACTTCATAGGCAGGTACTTGAAGAACATTGGCCCTTGGTGGGTTGGGCTGGAATCGATCGAGCGGACCAGGATGCAAGGGCGCACTGGGAGAAAGAAAAGCAGCGTTCTATCCCAGTCCCACGGCCGTGGGATCCGGCCGTGGGCAATGAGTCCAGTAGGCGAAAGGCCGCTCCGCTGTCAGCGCCCAGCGACTTGCCACTCCGACGACGAGGTCCTGGGGGTTTTCCGGCCGATATTGAGAAGCACATGGCGATCGCCGAAGTAGTTTCAAAGCACGCATCCGATTGGCGCACGAATCGTGAGAGCTGGACACAGCAAGAAACACTCGACCGTATATGTACCGATTTGGATACCGAGGCCGAAAATAGCTCGCTCTATGACGCTCCGGTAAATTGGAAAGACGGCAAGACCGGAACCCTCAAAGGCGCCAAGGCCCGAGGTTGGGCCGATGCATTAAAGCTCGCCGGTCCCAAGCTCATCACCGGCCAAATCTTCACCCACCTGAAGATGGTTCGCAAACACGAAGCGAATCACAACTAAGTCTTAGCCAAGTCTTAGCAGGCCGTGTGTGCCTTCGCTAAGTCTCGCTCTACAAGCCCATCCAGAAATGTTTCAGTAAGTTACGGGTGACTCGCGCTCGCGACTCCTTTTCTGCCCGGCCAGAACGCGCAACGATGGGATTGTTTTTTATGACGCAACGACAATTTCTCACGCGCGAAGAGGCCCGGACTCTCCTTCGGTTTTCGGATTCGAAGATGGATACGGAAACACGCTCCGGCCGCCTGAAAGTGCATCGATTCGGACGATTGCTCCGCATTGACATGCGCGACCTTGAGGACTACATCCAGCGCGCCAGGGAGACCGCAGGAGGCGGCCAAGCCGCGTAGATAAAACCGCCCGCGCCGTCAACCGGGCTGCAATCCATCGACGGGCGGGCAGAAGGAATCTTCAATGACAAGTCTAACACGAACACTAGACGGCGACCAAGAAATCAGGGCATATCTCCGCGAAATCGCGGCGGTCGCCGGCGAGGCGGCTATAACTTCGAATCCCAAGGTTCACAACGAGTCGATCCGACTACTCATCAAACAAATCGAACAGCTGCGGGCAATGTGCACTGAGGAGGTGCGCCAACAGTAATGGATCTCGTCAACCATTTCGACAAAGAGGATTTGGTCGCAAAATCGGTCGCCAACATCATTCCGCACGCAGCCGCTGGGGCATTTACCGTTCGCTGGCCAATAGGCGAATTGATTCTGGAGGGCTACACATTAGAGCAAGTGGACACAGTGGTCCAGCAATTCGATCGCGTTTATACAAGCCTCGCAGAAACTGCGTACCAACTCGGCTACGAACGAGCTTCGCAAGAGGCTGTAGAAAAGGCCAGTGCGGCCGATCCGTCGCCAACGAAAGAAGAGGACCGTCGATCGAAACCCAAAAAGCTACACACGGGGAAGGGGAAAAAGTAATGCACGACGCCGGCTACGTCCGCTTGTGGCGCAAGATCACAGAAAGCCAGGTGTGGACAACACTAGAGGCGCCCGTGTTGAAGGTGATGCTGGCGTTCGTACTCAAGGCGAATTGGAAGCCCGGAGTTTGGTACGACGGCCACGCTCAGATCGAAATTCCACGCGGAGCGTTCATCACTTCCTACAAGAAAATGGCCGAATTTTGCAATTTGTCGGTGAAGCAGATCCGCAGTGCGTTTAGACATCTAGAAAAGCTCGGTTTTGTGGCATACACCAGGGCACGCAAGTGGACGATGGTAACCGTTTTGAATTACGAAGCTTACCAGACCAGGATTCCTAAGCAGGACATCAACGAGGACGCAGATCAGGACTGGCCGAGGGCAGGTTCAGGGCAGGTTGAGGGCACTATCGGGGCACCAATAGAAGAAAGAAAGAATTTAAGAACAGATAAATGCCCATCTCCCGACGGACGTGAAAATCAGTTTCCCGACCTGAATCATCTTGGGTCTGACAGGCTGGACCCAATCCGGGACCAATTGCTGGATTTGCCAGTGGCGACGAATAAATCACCTTCGAAAAGCGATGAGCCATGGTTGCGAGACGAACAGTTTATGGCCTTCTTCGGCCACGAGTTTTGGCCTGCGTATCCGCGTCGGGACCAGAAGAAACGGGCCGCCAAAGTGTTGTGGAAGGTCTACAAACAGCGCGGCCTAGATTTTCTTCGCGAGGAGATTCTCACCGCCGTGCAGCAGCAAATACGTTCTGGGGGCCGGCTGAATCCCGCCGGCGGCCCTCAGTACATCCCGATGGCTACGACCTGGCTGAATGGTGAGGAGTGGGAAAACCAGACACCCGGCGAATCGCAACCACCAGCGGGGAGGCTCATGGCATGACCTTCACGTCCGCAGAGGTTCGAGCCTACTACGCTGCGCGTGTTCCAGGCGTGCGAATCACCAGCCAACGGGAGTGGCGCGGTCCGTGCCCTGTCCATCAAGGCAAGCGCGACAGCTTCGCTGTCAATGCCGAAACAGGCCTCGCGCAGTGTCATAGCGAATGCGCGAGGGGGTGGGATGTCGTTTCGCTCGAAATGGAACTCTCTGGCATCGGCTTCGCCCAAGCCAAGGAGCGCGTGTACGACATCGTGGGGCGCCCGAAGGTGCCGTACGAAGAACGCGACATCGAGGCCACTTACGACTATCGCGACGAGAACGGAGTTCCGCGGTATCAGGTAGTCCGCAAACATGGGAAACAATTCTTCCAGCGCCGGCCGGATGGCCGTGGCGGATACATTTGGGGGCTTGGCAACGTCGCGGCGCTACCGTTCAACTTGCCCGCCATCATGAGGGCCCAGACGGTCGTGGCAGTCACAGAAGGCGAAAAAGATGCGCTCAACCTGACCAAGCTGGGCATGACGGCCACTTGTAACAGTGGCGGCGCCGGGAAGTTCAAGCCGGAGTTGGCGAAGTGGTTCACCGGGAAAACCGTGGCCATTTTCCCGGATAACGATGAGCCTGGCCGCAGGCACGCGGTCATGGTAGCGAAGACTCTCTTCCCTGTTGCGCAGAGCCTGCGGATCGTCGAAATACCGGATCTGCCACTCAAGGGCGATGTATCGGATTTCATCGCGAAAGGTGGGACGCTCGATCAGCTGAATACGCTGTATGTTAAGGCCGCCGACTGGACCCCTGAATGGGAATTTTCCACTGCCGTCCCAGAGGAAAACGAAAGGTACGTTCGGACGCTGGAGCAGGAAATTGAAGACGCCGGAGGCTTGAACGGGTTTTGGGACTTGGCGAAGTTCACAGGCTTACCTACGCCCTTCACAAAGTTGAACTGGATCTTGGGAGGCGGGCTCCGAGATGGTGAAGTATACACGCTCGGCGCCAACATGGGCGCGGGGAAAACATCGCTAGCCTTGCAGTTCGCTCTAGCTGCACTTCGCAAGCGGCACGGAGTCCTGATTTTCAGCATGGAGATGGGCTGGCGCGCCGTGTTCCAGCGTATGGCCGGCATCGAGGCGAAAGTAGACTTGGCCCTCTTCCGCGAAGCCCAACGCGTCAAGCGCGATAGCCCTGACGATCGTTTCCGCCTGACGCGGGCCACTAACGAGATTGCCGGGTGGAAGCTGTTGGTTTCCACCAAACCAGCCGTTACACCCGATTACATCGTGAACGAGACCAAACGCCTTGCAAAGCGTTGCGCGGTCGATCTGGTAATCGTCGATCACATGCAATTGATGGGTGCTGGCCATGAGACACGCAACGATTACGAGAAATTCACCAACATAAGCCGCGCCATGAAGCAGACGGCGCTCGAAGTTAACGTTCCGCTGCTTCTCGTTTCCCAGACCAGCCGCTCGAACTCCCGCGAGCACCGCGCCGATCTAGAGGTCTCGGATCTTAGAGGATCCGGGGCAATCGAGGAAGACGCAGCCGGCGTTTTCCTTCTGTTCGAAGATCGCACGGATGCAGAGAACGCCAAATCTACCGACGACGGCCAGAGGTACACGAAGGGTCCGGTCAGGACCTTTTTGAAAATTGGCAAGAACCGCTACGGCGAGCAGGGACGCTCTATTGGGCTTCTGCACTACAAGGGCCAGACGCGATTTGAATCCGAAGATGAACGTTCGCGGGAGCGCCAATGAAGCGGCCTCGACATGCTGATAGACCCTATATACCGGCAGGCACTGGAGAACTGAAGGTCGGGCGAACGCGCATCAGAAATCACAAGCCCAAGCGTGTGACGATAGAAGCCCTCACCAGCATCCTGGCCATGCAAGTCATGAAATGGGGCGTCGCACCTGATCGTTTCCTCATGGAGGGACGAAAGTGGTTGCCGCGCTGGCGCTTTCAGCCCACAAACCGAATTGAAGACGCTTTTCGCTTGATCGAGGCGCTCGATCCCGAAGAATACACCATGGGTGGCCGGGGAGCAGACGAATTCTGGGTGTGCGTTCGCCTTCACAACGGTGGCATTGGTGAAGCCAACGACAGATCAAAAACCCTCGCAATTACTTATGCGGTTGCACGGGCGATCGGAGCTGATGCCACGTGAAACGCTTCGCCAAGGAAGATCATCAGGCGGCCGCACAGCTGCGGATTGAAAGGCTATACTGTCCTGAGTCTTCTGCCTTGGACGCGCTGGTGGACGTGCTGCAGATCCTTTTGCTGGACGACTCGGAATCGCGTGAATCGGCCACTTTGTCAGGCGTTGGCCCGACTTGCTTTCCCGTCGAACCCGAGCGACCAATGGGTGTCTGAATGGCCGTCGGCGTCTATCTGCGCGTTTCTACCGAGGAGCAAAGGGAGCGGCAATCGATTGCAACGCAACGCGACTTCGGTGGCAGGTACTGCGACCTTCATCAGTTGTCCATCCATGCCGTGTACGCCGACGACGGGGTCTCGGGCATCGTTCCGCTAGATCGCCGCCCCGAGGGCGCCAAGCTGCTGCGCGACGCACGCCTGAAGAAATTTGATCAACTTCTCGTTTACAAGTTGGACCGCCTGGGGCGCGAGACCCGGCTCACGTTGGAAGCCGTTGCTGAACTTGAGAGGTGCGGCGTGCGCGTCCGATCAATGACTGAAGAGTTTGACAGCCAGACTCCGATCGGCCGGCTGATGATCACGATGTTATCGGGCTTTGCGGCTCATGAACGCGAAGTAATCCGCGAAAGATCGATGGCGGGCACGGAACGGAAAGCGGAGGCTGGCGTCTGGTTGGGCGGAATTACGCCGTACGGCTATCACAAGGAGGGGATGAAGGGCCAAAGCCAGCTTGTCATCAATGAGGAAACCATTCCCGGTTTCGACTTGAGCGAGGCCGAAGTTATTCGTACAATCTACCGAATGTGCGCGAAGCAGAAAAACAATCCTGCCAGCGGATCGCCGACCACTTCAACCGCATCGGTCTTCCCTGCGGTTCTGCGGTTCACACCGTATCCTCACAGGGCGCCGGGAAACGCAACCGGCGAGTCGCCAAGATCTGGCGCCCAGCCCACGTGGGGAACCTGATTAGAAACCGAACCTACATGGGCCAGCACGTTTACGGCAAGCGGAGCACGAACCCAAATCGTAAGACGATCACTCGCTCGGTGCCGGCGATCGTCTCCGAGAAACTGTGGAAAGCCGCCCAGAAGGTTCTCCGATCGAACCAGATCATGTGTCCGCGCAACCGGAAGCACTCCTATCTGCTGCGTGGCCTGATTAAGTGCGGCTTGTGCGGCCTCACGTTCTCGGGAATCACGCTGCGGGGGCAAGGTGATTCGTATTATCGATGCAATGGACACCAGATGGCGCGCGGCTTGTACGGCCTCAATGGAAAGAGATGCCCAGCCAAGGCCATCAATGGTGGCTACGTGGAACGTTTGGTGTGGGCCGACATTGAAGCATTCCTTCGCGACCCGGGCGACGTATTGGAACGGCTACGGGATCGCCTCTCCCTGAAGGACGAAGATCGCAAGCGCCAGGAAAAGGAACTGAAATCCTTAGCTGGACGACTGGAGCAGAAGACTGCGGAGCGCGAACGGATGTTGGGCCTGTTCAGGCGCGGCCGGATCGACGAACCCACACTGGATCGGCAACTGGACGCGATCAACACGGAGGCGGCCGGCCTGCAATCGGGCATTGAAGCTGCCGAACGCGCCCTGTCCGCTGAGGACCGCGCGGCACAACTCCGGTCTGCCGAGTCGCTACTCTCAACTCTGCGTACCAAATTGGCCGGCCCGATTTCACCTGAGGTGAAACGGCGCATCGTAGAAATCCTGGTGGAACGAGTACAGGCCAACACAGTAGAGCGCTTAGGCGTTCAGCAGAGCGAGATCACCATCGAGTACCGCTTCAGTCAGCCGAATGAACCTGCGGCGCTGGTCCTGCCTCGATCGCACCGTTTGGGCACCAGGAGCCGAATACCCGAGAAGTTGGAGACGATCGGCGATCACTTGCTGCGCCGGAGACTCACGTTGAAGCTGCTGCAGCGCCAGGTCGCGAAGCAACTCGAGGTGAACGTGGCGACCATCGTCAATTGGGAAAATAGCCTGTCAAAGCCCAAAGTCTCGCACATGCCCGCCATCATTCGGTTCCTTGGCTACAACCCGCTGCCTCCTTCCAATGGCTGGGCCAAACGGCTGGTTCAAGCTCGGACTGCCTTGGGGCTCACGCAAAAAGAAGCCGCCGGTCGAATTGGCGTAGATCAGTGCACGTTGGCGCGATGGGAACGCGGGGAGCGGGAACCGGCCGGAATATTCTCGGAATGGGCGAAGTGCTTTTTGATGGAAGAAGAGGCGCATCACCCGGACTCGCGGCGCCGTGCTGGGTAGAGCGCCAATGGTCTGGCTGCCTCGGCAGTAGCCGGGCGCAGCGTGTATTGCAAAAGCGATCAGCGTCGTGCGGACCCGAGAGTTTCGACCCAGGGAAAAGCTTTCATGACCTGTTGTAGGCAGAGACAGGGGATACTGTTAAGATGTTGCATCAAGGCGACTCTGAACGAAACGCGGTAAATCGTTTGACTTTCGCCTTTTGTTCGCTATCCTGATATGGGAGGTAACCCGACGTAAGAACATGGCCGCGCAAGCCCACAGCCTAGCCTACAAGCCGATCTCGCCGTGGCGTGAGATGGGCGCCTACGAAGCCCTCTGGACCGACGCAAAAGCATGGTTCAAATCCATTGCCGAGAAATTCGCGGCTCATCCCGGTTCGTTGCCGTCCGACTTCTTCACAATGGCAGCCGATGTTCCAGAGCAGTACGCTGAGAAGACAACCGCCCTATTGAAGAAGGGAGGCGTCAAGCATTATGGAATTCGCTTGCATGGAGCTGGAGAGTACCCTGAGAAGCTCCGGGACGCTGAGTATCCGATCGAGCTTCTTTATTATCAGGGCTATTGGGACCTCGTCGAGACGCGGGCTGTCGCCGTGGTCGGTACGCGGAAGCCTTCCGAAGAGGGAATCAAAAGAGCGGAAAAACTGACACAGCTTCTAGTTGAGGACGGTTTCACGATTGTTTCAGGACTCGCAACAGGCATCGACACTGTTGCGCACAAGACGGCTATCAGCTTAGGAGCTCCGACCATCGCCGTGATCGGGACACCACTTTCGGAGACATATCCCAGGGAGAATAGAGACGTCCAATCCCTCATCGCTCGGGATCACCTTCTGATTAGTCAGGTGCCAGTTTGCCGGTATTTTGATCAGGACTGGAGGATCAACCGTAACTTTTTCCTTGAACGTAATGTCACAATGTCCGCTTTAACGGAAGCAACAATCATCGTTGAAGCTAGCGATACATCAGGAACACTTACGCAGGCGCGCGCGGCTCTGAAACAGAAGAGAAAGCTCTTCATCCTGGATAGCTGCTTCGACGTCGAGGGACTCCGATGGCCTCATACTTACGAAAAGCGGGGAGCTATCCGAGTTCGAGATTACGATGACATCAGGCGTCATTTGAGCGATTGAGCAACTTTCCAAAGATTCCCCAACGATTCTCGATAATCGACGAGACAAACTGGGATGAGTATTTCTACATCGGGCCAGGCGATGATTGTTACTACATCTGGGAGCGCATGAGCCACTTGTGGAAGGCCGGCGAGCAACCGGACTTCAGCAAGTATCCGACAAACGGTTTCATTTCCAATTTTCAAATCCCGGTCGCCTGCAAGATCGATAACCCATATCGCTATAAGCACAAGGTCAGCGCAATCAAGTACGCAGCGGAGGCTCTGTGCGCACTCATACCCGCGGAGGTCCGCAAATTGGCGACTTTCGTTCCGATTCCTCCCTCTAGAAAGAAGGATGATCCTGAGCATGACTCGCGTCTTTTGAGAGCTCTCAAGGCCGTTAAAGACCCGCCTCTCGCTGACGTGAGGGAACTGGTAATCCTACTCGAAAACGTCGATTCGAAGCAGAAGGGTTTGAGCCCGGAGGATAGGGCAAGCAACTATTACATCAACGACGCGGAAATCGATCCCGAACCGGAACACATTATCGTATTCGACGACGTGCTGACGACCGGCTGCCATTTCAAGGCGATGAAACTCTGCTTAATCGAGCGTTTTCCAAATGTTCAAATCTGCGGACTTTTCTTGGCCCGTGCGGTACGACCGCCGCACGACGACGATCTGGGTTCGCTTCTAATTTGAGTCGAGCGACCAACTCGGCAGAGCCACTCGCCGAGGCTGCAACGAGCTGAGCCCATCTATTGCGGAGGAGAGAGATGCGTTCCAGTGTGGTGTTACTTTAGCCTGTGGGTGGTGGCGTAAAGACTGGCTTTGGGGGCAGACGCTACGATGTCGGTGTAGACTAATCATGAATCCGATTGAATATTGGCGACCTAATGCGACTGTCGATGCTGCTTCTATGTATCGTAGTACTTGCCCAAGCACAAAAAATAGGGCCTCCCATTGCGATATTGCCGCCCGGCACAACAACCGCGGTCCGTGTCTATTACGCGACTGACCGGAACGCCGGTGTGGGCGTCGATACAAAGCACATGTATACGGCCGCTCGCGATCAACTCGGAACTGTCTCTTACGGGACGTGCATTGTCACAATTCCTAGATCTCATGTCCTTGGTTCACTAGAAGAGCCTGGCATCTTCGAGTTCTCTGAGGACGCCACGAAACACGTAATCTTGCAGAAAGTTGAAACCACGAGCAATCAGAATTTTTACAATTTAGTGAGAGCTCGAATCTCCGAGTCGGACCGCAGGGATGCCTTTATCTTTATACATGGCTTCGACACGACGTTCCACGATGCCGCTCGGCGGACAGCACAAATCGCGTATGATCTCAAATTCGAGGGGGCTGCAATATTCTATAGCTGGCCGTCGCGGGGAAAAACTTCACAATATCTCGTTGACGAAACCAACGCTGATTGGACAATTCCGCATCTTATTGCGTTCTTAACCGAGTTTCGTGCAAAGTCGGGCGCCAGTAGAGTGCACATCATCGCTCACAGTATGGGGGCGAGAGTGTTGACCCGCGCTCTGCGCGAGTTAAGTCCAGGCGCATTAGGGTCAACGACGTTCAACCAGATAATCCTTGCGGCGCCGGACATCGATGCTGACACATTTAACGGCTTGGCCCACGCGATAAGGCATACGGGAGAGCGAATCACACTTTATGCATCTTCCAACGACCGTGCAATTAAAATGTCGAAGTCAATCCACGGCTACGCACGTGCCGGAGAATCTGGAAAGGGGGTTGTTGTGGTGCCTGAAATAGATACGATCGATGCATCATCAGTAGATACGGATTTCTTTGCCCACTCGTATTTTGCGGGAAGAACAGTTCTGTCTGATTTGTTCCTACTGATCAAGTACGATTTACCGCCTTCCGCACGATTTGCCCTATTCCCTAACGGGTGGCCGGCACTCTGTGTTTAAGCCATGTGCATTTGTCACATGAACGGGCAGGGGTTCATAGCCGCTACCAGCATAAAACCAGAAGGCTGATCAATCACCAGGGCAACCTGGCTAGCGCCGTCCAGCACTCAGTTTGCCGTTGTGTTCGGTCTCGGCATACCTCCCGGCCGCCTGTGATTCGCGGGTCAGAGCGCACGGCATCGTTGGCGTGCTCCCTACTTAAGCGTCCGGATCACTCTCGGCCCGGCACCGCGAACTTTGTAGATCTTGTCGCCATCACTGGGACACTCAGGCACGTAATCATCGATCGCCCATTTGCACCTGTCTTTCCCCCGGCGCTTCCTGCAAACTTGCCCTGTGTGATGCGTCAACCCGGGGTCTTCGACTTCTCTCGCCCGCAGCCCCAAATTCCCCGGCTTCTGTTTCCCTTGCCGAACCACAGTCTGGCGTGTTTACCGGCACTCTTTCTCGGCCCAGCCGAAACTCCGTCGCGCTAACTCGATTCCGACATGCATCGGGTCCCTTGTTCTGCCTCCGAGTCTCTCGGGCGCGGCTGCGCTTGACGGCCTGCGGCCTAGCCGCGCCCTGCAGCACGGCGGTCTTCTGCTTCCGCTCGTTCCTCGCGGCCCCGCGGGTTTCGGCTCCCCCGCCATCCTGCCGGACCGGCGCTACCACGC